GAGCGAGCCCACCTGGCTCGGGATCCAGATCCACAGATCGCACTCGTCGCGGTTGTCGCCGGCGTCCCCGTGGACGCTGACGAACATCTATTCGAGGCGCAGAGGCTCCGGGACGAGCGCCGCTACGAACTGGCCGTGATTGAGGCACAGACGTACTGTGAGATGCACATCCGTTACTACATGGAGCTCCTGGCCGCCAACCAGGGCAACATCGTGCTGACGATCGCCCGGAACCAACGGTCGTGGGCGTTGCAGGACCAGTCCGGACAGGCCCTCTTCACCATGCTTGCCGACCGCCGCCCGCAGGACTTTCCCCACTGGAACGACTACAGCCTGCACGTGAACCGTCGGAACAGGATCGTCCACCATGGCGAACGGGTCGAGCAAGCCGATGCGGAGGCCTCGATCGAAGCGGTGGTCGGATTCAGAATGTCCGTGGATGCGGCCGCTCGCGAAGCTGAGCCGAACCGCGAGTGACACGCAGCAGTCCGGGGGGGGTCAGCGGCTCCCCATTGACTAGCGCTTTTAGGCGCTCGCGTTCTCCGTCACTTCGCCTCATCATGTGCGTGTAGACGCGGAGTGTGAAGGCTGGATCTGTATGCCCGAGCTGGCCCATCACGTAGGCGTGGTCGTTCCCGAGGGCCACGAGCAACGAGGCGAACGTATGTCGTAACTTGTGCGGCGAGAGGCCCGCTGGCAACGGATTGGCGTCACGTTCGGCGAGCAGTTCGTTCGCCCGCTTGACGGCCGGCGTCACAACCCGCTGGCGGAGGTTGTGACGATCTCGCGCCCGGCCGGTCACGGTGACCATCACGTGGCCTTCGGGCGAGCTGGGCGCTGATGCAGCTTTGAGGGCCAAGAGCTCGTCTCTGAGAATGGGCAAGAGGTCAACCTCACGCATGCCAGCTGCTGTCTTCGCTCGTCTGACCCGGAGACGGCCGTTCGCAAGGTCGACATCTGACCACTGCAGGGCGCCGACCTCTTCGGCTCTCAGGCCGGCGAACAGCATCACCGCAAGCGCCGCACGCCGTCCTGACGTTCGAGAGCTAGCGTCGAGACTGGCGGCCGCCTCGAGCAGCACGGCCATCTGCTCCGCGGCATCAAGGTGGATCGGCCTGGGCCGTTCTGCCTTCAATCGCCGCCGGCGTCCGATGGCCGGATTTCGCTCGATGTGCCCATATTCGACGGCGAGTTCGAGGATCTGAGACAGCAGGGCCAGGTGCATGTTGATCGAGCGTGCCTTGAGCCGACCCTCCCTGACCTTGGCGTTTCGGTAGCGGTCGACATCGGCGATGCCGATCTGTGAGAGGTGGTAGGAGGCAAAGAAGGGCAGGAGATGATTCGTCAGGTCATTGAGGTAGCTCCGCGCCGTGTTGGGTCGGATCTCTGCCCGCTTGTCGGCGAACCATTCGGAAGCGAACTCGTGAAACGTCGGGTCCTGTGTGTGCGCGGCTGCGTCGGCGGGTCGTGCGGGTCGCCAGACCCCGCGGCGGACATCCGCGAGGACGTTCTGGAGCTCGACCTCGGCACGCTGCTGGGACCATCCGTCGGCGTCGGTGCCGAGAGTCAGGTACTCCCGGCGGCCATATGCGCGGAACCGCAGCGCATAAACCCGACCCGCCTTCCGGGCTCTGACAACTACCTGGCCTGACGCGGCGCGCCCCATCAGACGCCAGCCTCAGGGTCAGACTCGCCCTCGCTTGGAATGACAATCACTGCCGCTTCAGTGTCCACTTGCTCGATGAACGCATCCGGGTCCTCCGGCCATTCCCAGGGCTCGGCGATCAACGCGGCGCGGACTTCGTCGTCTCGCGCGTACCCGCGCTCGACCAGGACGTCGGCGAAGATCTCCATGAGCCGATGGATCTCGACCTCGTTCACTTCGGCGAGCAAGATCCGGATCTGCGAGGACCCCTCCTCAAGACGTTCGGACATCAGACCACCTTCGGTTCTCGTGGTGGAAGGGCGCGGGCGATCTGGCGGAGCTCATGGGCTAGCCAGTCCTCTTCGACGGCTGCGGCTTGGAGTAGTGCCTGCCGGGCGCGCTCGGTCGGATGAGGACGCTGACGTACGGCCGGGCCAGGCCGTGGGTCGAAGCGGAATCACGGTGCCTCCGGGTGGGGGCCCGTCAGGCCTTGAACTAGTCATCCTCATCATCCTCATCAGACCCACCAAACGCGTCAGCCTCGATCGCCTCGTAAATGTTCGGGCCGAGATCAGAGCGCGCGAGAACTGGATAGTCGTCGTCGGCGAGGCCGGAAGCCATCCAATGCAAGGCCTGCACCGCGTACTCCCTGTCGACTTCAGCTAGATCGGCAATATCGTGGGCGTGGTGCGCGAGACCAGAGCGCATCAGTGCGGACATCAGCTTGGCGTCGTCGGTCATGGCGTCGTCGAACAATCCCGACATCAGACCACCTCCAGCCGGACGGCTCTGGGGTTGGCAAGCGGCGCACCGTTGGTGCGGATAACTTTTTCGGCGAAAGCGATCCCCTGCTCGACCCGCTCCCGCTGGCGTCCGAGGTAGGGATAGTCGAGCCACAGTTGGAGGCTTTTCTTGATGTGGTTCCAGCATTTGCGGCTGGCGGCGTCGTCACCGCGCCAGAAGTACGCGGCGAGTTCATGACGCAACTTGGCCAGTGTGACGGGGCCGATCCCGGGGAAGCCGAGGAGCTGGCTGTCGGTGAGTCGGTCGAGTTCGTCAAGCCAGGGGGACTCTTGTTCTGCCAGTTTGGAAATGACCTCGCGAGCGTGCGTCGGCACGCGCCAGTAGATCGCCTCGATCGAGCCGGGGTGACGGCTGTAGTCGGATCGCCCCCCGGTTGTCGGCTGCGGCTCTAGGAGCGCTGACGCGGCGCTGAGCGCTTGGTAGAGCCCGGTCAGCTTGCTTCGCGACCATTCGTCGATGTCGCCTTGGTCGAGTACCTGGGCGAGCAAGCTGGAGCTGGTGTCGAGCAGGCCGGCGGCGCCTGCGGCGACTGTAGGGTGCCGGTTGTCCATCGGGTTACCTCCGTTGGGCCACGGCGCCGGCGGGCTCCCACCGCGCGGCGCCACTTTTCGATTGTGCTGCGCACTCTACGCTCAGCCTCGGGCGGCAACAACCCGTCTCGTCCGTTGTGCACCGTCTCTCGCGTATCCGTGCCCTGCAGGGCGGTTGGGCTTCGCCCCAGGTTGGCACCGGGCTTAGAGCGGCTCCTGGTCGGTGCCGCAACGGGCGGCGATCTCGGTTCTAGCCTGGGCGATCAGGGCAGCAATGGCTGCCGAGTTCGCCTGCCGTTCGAGCATGGTGGCTATCCGGATATATAGCTGTGCAGCGTCGGGGGTGCTGAAGTCCTTGGTCAGGGCATCGGCGATCCCTTGCGTGTGCCTGCGCAGGTTCCGAAGCCTTCCGTCTTGATCGCCCCATTCACGAGAGACGTTTCGTAAGGCCGCAGACTGCTCGCCGGTGATCTCCGGGTCGGAGCGGAGCCACTCGATAAGCCTCTTCACCTCCGACATCAGCTTCTGCTCGCCCTCATCTACCAGCTCCGACCGCTCTTGGATCGCCGCCTGTAATACCGACATGTTGGGTTGGTCTGGCATCTGGACTTAGGGTAAGCAGGCCGGCGGACCGAGCTTGACTGTCCAATCAGCGACGGCGGTCACCGGACGCGCACCCCCCGGGAGCCACCGCCGGCCGACGGAATCCGACGACGGGTAGGGGTCACCATCTTTCGAGTCTTCTCCTCTACCCGGGTGTCGATCATCTGGTCGAAACCAGGCTTGGGTGCGACGTGCACGTGCGTTTCGTGGACGAGAGGCGGGCTGTCGTCGCCGAGGGCCGTGATCTTCTCGCCGCCCTGGGCGATGATCGTCCGCTCCGCGCCGATCGGGCCCGGCACCGTCCCGCCGCCGTGGAAAATCCCGCCGAAGGGCGGGAGATCTAGGAACTGCTGGAGGACTTGGGACATCACCCCAGCCTGTGCGTCTTCGACGGCAAGGGCCTGTCTGTCTTGGGCGTGCTGTTGCTCTTCGAGGCCGAGTAGCTGCTGGTCGGCAGCGCTCGACACGGTGTCCGTCGCGGGGGCGGTGGTGCCGAGCAGCTGCGAGGTCTCGGTGAGGTAGCCGGGGACGCTCGGTTCGGTGTCGACGTTCTGGGCGGTGTCGATGTTGATCGCGAGGGTGCCCATCGGGTCGAGATAGGCGGTCAGCGTGTCGAGGTCCCCGCCGGAGCCGGTGACGGTGTCGTAGCCGGTCTTCGCGGCCGACGCCTGGGTGCTCAGGCTTTTTCTCAGGTCCGTGAGCCACTTTTTATTGAGCGCCGTTTTGGAGCGCTTGCCGCGGATCAGGTCCGTGTACCTGGTGCTCTCCTGGGAGAAGTGCTCATGGACCGCGTCCTTGTCAGCGGTCTCCTGCTGACCAAGGTTAAACAGGGCGGACTGGCGGCTCAACCGGGCGTTCAGACCGGCCTTCCCGGCAGCCTTGCGGAGTGCCTGCTCGCGGTCGGTGAACTCGCCGGTGATGTCTTCCCGCTCGCGCTTTGCCTGCTCGCCCCACGCTTTCGCTGAGCCTTTCCAGCCGGACGGTTTGGTGACGCCATCTAGCGCGTGGGTCTTTTCCTTCTGCAGGGCGTACAGGGCGCCGTTGAGCAGCTCAGAGCCGGTGAATGTGGAGGTGGCTGACTTCTGCTCGAGCTGGAACCGGCGCGACGCGAACTCGCGGGTGATGCCCTCGTCGCGCTTTGCGCGTTCGTCAGGGATCTTCGCCTTCAGATCGGTCCATCGGTCGAGTACCGCTTGCGCGTTGCGGTACTCGCTGACCTTCCGCATCACCTCGCTGGAGACCGACCCGTAGATCGGCTTGCGCATCGACCGCGGGAGCTTCGCGATCCACGGATGCTGGGAGGAGAGCATCCCCCACGCCTCCCAGTCCACGACGTGCTTGATGTTCTTGAACAGTCCGGCGATCTTCGGGAGCGGCTGGGAGAGATCGAGCGCCTTCGTGAGCCAGGCGACCTCAGCGTTATCGGTCTTCATCGTCGCGCTCGTGGACGCCGTCCAGGAGGCGATCTGCGGCGCAATCTTGCCGGCGAGAATCTGCTCTTGGATCCAGGTATCGAGGATCTGTTCCTCGATACCGAGCTCAGTGTTCTTGTCCCACACCCCGAGGCTTGCCTGCGGATGGGCGATCTTGGCCTGTGCTGGGTCGCCGATCTCCGCGAGCCGGTCAAATATGCCCTTCGTGACCTGGTTCGTTGACGGGTCGACCAGCCCGGACGGAGACGGGCCGCCCTTCTTGCCCCAGTTGATCACCTCGCTGCCATCAGCGAGCGTGACCAGCGGTTCGAGGCTCGCGCCGCCGCTGTGCAACGACTCGACGTAGCTCTGCCACGCCTGCAGATCGTTGACCGTCTGATCCATCGTTCCGAGCTTCGTGATGTCCTGATCGTTGAACCCTGGGACGCTCTTCAGCTTCGGGAGCTTCGCCTCGACCGGACTCTTCTTTTTCTCTTTCGAGGTTTGCCTCGCGGCGTTCAGCCGGCGGGCGGTCGACGCGGAGACCGACGAGGTCGTGCTGCCGGTCGACCCGCCGCCGGAGAAGGCTTGATGAGGGTCGCCGACGATCCCGCCTTGGGAGTACCAGTTGAAGCCCTGCTCGTGTGCCCAGGCGGCCGCGGGGTTCCCGTACCGGCCGGCGATGTAATTCGCCATCGCTACGAGCTGCCCAGCGAGTGTGTTGACATTCCCGCCGTACTTGGCGTACTCCCCAGGCCCGTCGATGAACTGGGCGATCCCATACGCCCCCGAGGAGGGATTCCGAGCGGTCATCGACCCACTCGACTCCTTCATGATCACGTCCAGCCAGTCCTGAACCTGGCCGCTCCACCCCTTCCGGCCGGCGATCTGCCGAACGATCTGAATCAGGTTCCCGGACAGGCCGGCGGCTGAGACCCCCCCACCGGCGCCTACGTGGGCTTGCCCGTAGGCGTTCGCGGCGCGGTCAGACTTCTGCAGCGCGCCGCGAACGATGTCGGCGACCGTACCCGAGCCCTTCACCTTCGGTGTGGGGATGTCCTGCCAGGCCCTCCCGCTACCCTGCGCACCGCCGCCACCACCCCTGATGACCCCATGCGCGAGGCCCATGATGAAATCACGAAACGATGCGCCTGCGGCGGTGACCTGACCCTCCGAATAGCCACTGGTGGCCTTCGCGAGCGTCTCACCAGATGCCGTCGCCCACCCCATCTCGATACCTGTGCCGGACGGCGCGTAGTGCGCAAGGGCGGAGTGCGGGCCGAGAGTGCCGGACGCGAGCTTGTTGATCTGCTCGGCCAGGTAGATGTACCGGCCAGCCATTGGGCCGCCGGTCAGCATTTCCCACATCAAGGGCTGGCCGGCATACCAGCCGGGGTGAACGCCCATCACACGGGCGGGGCCGATAGCCCCGATCGGCGCGCCGACGGGCATGTTCGCATCGACACCCTCGTCGGTGCGCCCGAGCGTCGTCCCACCAGGGAACGGGTAGACGTAGCCGCCCGCGTCGTATCCGGGAACGATTCCGCCTGTGGACATGTAGTTCGGCCGCTTGTTCTTCCGGAAGTAGCCGCCCAGGCCGCCGGTGTCCGCGAACCGTGCGTTGACGTCAGGAATCTGGTGGCGGTTGAAGATGACCGCGGTCTCGCCCTCCCCGACCATGATGTCGTTCCCGCCGACGGTCAGCGGGATCGTGTCCCGACCCGGGTAGCCCGGCCGCCCGATCGGAATCACGCCGCCGCCCGCCAGGTGGGAGAGAGTCCCGAGACCCTTCTGCTTCATACCGGCGGCGGTGACGGTGATCCCGATCGGGATGCGGTTGCTGCCGTAGGCGTGCAGGGTTGCGTTGAGTGCGTTGTTGATCAGCTTTGCGCCCTGCTGGGTGCTCAGAACGCCGCTGCTCATCGCGGCGTTCACGTTGGACGCGAAGTTGCCGAAGTTGGTCGAGGCGGCAAGTGCGGCCTGTTTGGACCCGTGCTGGATCGGCGGTGCGAGCTTGCCGGCCTCGCTGATCACGAAGTCGCTGGTCTTCTGCAGGTCGCTCATCACGTTGGACGCGAGCTGGTTGATGTCGCGGGTGGCCTGGCGCTTCATCGGCCCGGTCCCGTCAGATTGGATCTTCCTCAGCGCCTTGATCGCGGCCGCTGACTTCTGCTCAACGGTCCCGGCGGTGTCACTGACCGCCTTTTGGACCTGCGGGAAGTCGCCCGAGATTTTCCGAAGCTCGGTGCTGATGTTGTGCTCGAGGGTGTTGAGGGTGAACGCTTTGTTGAACTGCTTGATTCCGCTCTGGCCGGCGAGCCCCAGGTAGCGCTCGAAGGCTGGGAACTGTTGCTCGATGCCAGAGAGCAGCTTGGCCGCTGATCCCTTGCTCAGCCGGCCCTGACGCTCGAGCCCTTGCGCGAATTTCACGGCCGAGAGGACAGCGGCAGCCTGGGCCTGGGGCGGCAGCTGCTTCAGCTTCGAGCGCAGCTGCTCGAACATGATCGGCTCGGACTGGAACTTGTACTGGTCCCAGCCGGCTTCGAGCTGCTTGGCGACGAGCCCGCCGGCCCGGCGCGCGTCGGCAAGGACCTTGGCTTGCTGCCTTGGCGAGAGCTGCGAGAAGTCGAGCTGCACGGGCACTTTCATCGCTGGCGCGCCTTTGCCCGCCATCTGCACGGTGCGCGTGCCGGTGGTCTCGTCACGCTTCAGCGCGTCCAGCGCAGCGCCGACTTCCTTGGACAGGTTCGGCGCCTGCTGGCCACCGAACCCGTGAGAGAAGATCTGCTTCGAGACCGACGCGCCGTAGCTGTCACTCGATAACGCGTCCTTGATCGCGCCGACCAGACCGCCGACTACTGCCCCGCCAACGATGCCCTCGGGCCCGAACATCGCGCCGAAGCCGGCGCCGATCGACGCATCACCGCCGACGTCTTTGACCGCTTTGCCGACCGCGCCATGGATCGCCGAGCCGATCACATCGGAGAGTCCGACACCGATCGTCCCGATCATCAGCCCTTGCATCCCGCGGCCGAGCGCGGTCTTCAAGCCAGCTTGCACGCTTGCCGCCAGACCGGCGCTCGTTTCCCCTTCCTCGGCCGCGGTCAGCGTGTCCTTCTCTGCAGTCGAAGCGGCGCCCCCCGGAGTTCCCGCACCACCGTTCTTGACGAACGTCGCGATGGGGTTCGCCAGTGACCCCGGCGCGGATACCCCTTCAACACCGAAGATCCCGCCTCCGCTTTTGCCGCTCAGCACGCTCGCTAGGCCGGTATGGCCAGCGCTAGCGAGGACGCGACCGAGGATGCTTCCGAGCGGGGAGTGGCGCGACAGCAGCGTTAGCGCGGAGCCGATCCCGGCGATCCCGCCGGCGATCTTCACGAGCTCGGGATGTTTCTTGTAGAAGTCGTCGAACTCGCGGATGGTGTTACCGACCCATTTGGCGCCATCACTGAGCGCCGGGACCAGTTTTGTGCCGACCTCGATCTCGAGGTCCTGGAAGTTGTTCTTTGCTTTCTGGATCTCGCCCGGCAGTGATTTCGCGTCGACGTTGAACAGTCGCTGGGTGGCGTGGGCTTTACCCATCGCCTGGTCCACCTCGTCGAGTGCCTTCTTGTTGTCGTAGAAGGCCTTGGCCATGGAGGGCCCGAGGTTCTTCCCGAAGTATTGGACCGCGAGATTCAGGGCGTCCTGTTTCGAGCCGGCGTTCACGATCTGGCGGATCTCGGTCTCGATCGCGGTGGAGATGCTGCCATGGGCGCCCTTGGCGGCCTGGAGCGTCGTGTTCAGGGCGGAGTACTTCTGCTTGGCGACGCTGAGCCGCCCTTCAGCGATTTGGAGTTCGGCGTTCTCCTTTTGCTGGTCGCCGGTCCCGGCGGCTAGGGACTGCCGGAGCGAGTCGACGCGTTCCTGGGCGCTCTGTACCGCGAGGCGGTAGGTCTCGAGCTTGGTGCTCCCGCCGGTGGTGGCGTTGGGGACGTTGGTGAGAGCGGTCGCGAGCCCGCGGCCCATCTGCTCGACCGGGATGCCGGACGCCTGGAAGATACCGAGCAGCCGGATCGAGTCCTTCAAGCTGAAGCCCATGGCCTGGAACCGGGGCCCGAACCGGTCGAGGGTGTCGACCATCTGCCCGAGCGGCTGCTGGGTGGCCTGCGAGATCGACACGAGCTTGTCGGTCAGCCCAACGACGTTCCCGAGCGGCTCGTTGTAGTCATGCATGATTCGCGAGAGCGTTTGCATCTCCGGTCGCACGTCCTGGCCGGCGGCCTTCGAGAACGCGATCATCAAGTCAGCGGTGTGGCTGATCTGCGGGTCGCTCTCGTGGAAGCTCTGCCGCAGGATCACCGCGGCATCAGCGACCTGCGACATCTCGTACGGCGAGTCGCGGGTGACGGCCCGGATCGTGGCCATAAGCGAGTCGAGCGCCCGGCCGCTCAACCCGGTCTGGCGCTGCACGGTCTCCCCGAGATCGGCGAAATTCACAGCCGCGCGGGCAGAGAGCCCCACGAACGCGCCCTCCACCCCGATGACCCCGGCGGCGAGATAGTCGAGGCCATGGTCGCGATAGAGGCGCGTGCGGGTCGTGAGATCTCCAAGCGCGCTTCCGACCGGCCCCATGTCCCGGTACAGATCAGAGAATGCGCGGCTGCTGACACCCGTCTCGGCTGCGAGCGACCGTGACTCGGCAGCCGCCCGGGCAGCATGCTCCTCGAAGAGGCCCAGCCGCGAGTTCGCAAGATCAAGCTTCCCCTGGGCCAGGCTCAATGCCTCGTTCAAACGCGCCTGGTCGCCGCTCCCGGCCTTCACAGCTGCGCTCAGGCGGTTCACCCGCTGCTCCGCCGCTTGGACCTGGAGCTCGTATCCCTTGAGCTTCAGCTGCGCGTCAGCCGTGGCCGAACCCGCGGTCCTCATCGACTTCCCGACGGAGCCGCCCAAAGATGTCATCCGCTTATCGACACCGGCCTGCATCCCGGTGGCGGACGCGTCCACCTTCGCCTTCGCCGAAGCTAACCCAGCGTCGAGCTGCCGCTGATCAGTCCGGATCTCAAGGACCGAGACGCCGAGCAGCGACCCGCCGGTGCTCATGCTGCCGCCTTCTCCTCTGCAGCCCGCAGCTGCTTCTCCAGGCGCGCGATCTCGCTCTGGAGACGCAGGATTGACGCTGCGCGGTTCATACCGGGCAGCGTCTCGAAGTTCGAGCTCAAGACGCGGTGGAGCTCCGCCTGGGCGGTCCGGAGCTCCTTCTGTGCGTGCTGGACGCCGAACAGATCCTCGCTGGCCTTCTGAACCTCCCTCTCACTCCGCTCTCGAGGGTCCAGGTCGTCGGCACCGACCGGCGCGAACGGGTTCTTTGACGGGGCGATCTTCGTCTCGCGGCCAGTCACCCCCCGGGGTCGACGCAGCCATCCGCTCTCGGCGAGCTCGTCGTCGGATGGGATCGGATCTGGATCGTCGATGCGCGAGATGGTGCCACCACGGGTCTCGTGTCTTCCGCGGCTGCGCATGCGCGCGAGGTGGTCATCCACACTCATCTCGTCCGGGCGTTTCAGGCGTTCCATGCTTCTGCTCCTCTCGTGGTGGATGTCAGGCGCTCGCGACGCTCCGTGGCCGCCCGGGCCCGGGCTCGAACGGCAGCGGGATCGCGGCCAACTCGAAGGCGCTCACGCTCAACCACGCGCCGCGCCGGGGCGCCCACTCCCTCGCCGGCGCAATAGCCGACCAACGCGTCGATCTTCTGACCGTCCGTGATGGGCTTGGTGGAGAGCCTGAGCCACTCGTTGTGGATCGCAACGGCGGAGACATCGAGGACCGAGAGCCGGCAGCCGAGGCGATGCAGTCCGGCCCACACGAGCTCGTCCTCGAGCGGCGAGATCTTGCGGTATCCCGGGATCGGCTCGGGCATCAGAGCCCCGCGGCCTCGCGCTTCGCGGCCAGCTCGTCGTGCTCCCGATTCCAACGTGTGGTCGCAGCCTTTCGAGCCCGGGCGACGGTGGGCGAGATGATCTCGCCGGTCGTGTCCGAGAGGTCCAGCTTCAGCAGCAGTCCCAACAGGGCGCCCTCGACGAGCCGGAGTTCGCTGACGGCCGGGTGCAGCACTACCTGGCCGCGGCTGCCCCGGGTCGTGAACCCGTCGTGATCGAGGATCGACCGGAGCTTGGCTTCACGGTCAGCGAGCGCGCACGCTCTGGCCAAGATCTCGAGCTCCTGCCGCGCGAACCGATTGCCCTCCGGCAGCCGAGCGTGCATGTTCCGCCACAGCACGCGTCCCGCGGGGCCGAGGGCGAACGGCGGTTTCGCTCGCGGTTTTGTCCGGTTCGCGCTCACGCTGGCCCTGCAGCCCGGGTAAAACCGGGAGCCCAAGCATCACGTGTCCGTCGACGGGCAGTCTTCGTCGGGCCTTTGGACGCGCGATCGGGGGTCGCTCGGGTGGGGGTTATGCGCAGCACGATCGCAATCTCTCGCCGGATCCACGGTGCTACGCCGTGAAGGCCGCTCCGCTGCCAACGGTGGGCGTGCTGAAGGCTGACGCTGACGGTCTCGGCGATCGTGCCGACCTCCCGCTGGCTCGCGGTATGCAACCGTCGCTCGAGCCGCGCCAGCTCAACATCGCTCGCTGTCGTACGAGTCCGCCGCCTGGGTTGCAGCTTCCCACGTGGCCGAGGACCCCTCATGTTGACGCCACCCGTCCACGTTGGCGCTCCTTCAGAGACTTATCCGAATGGCAGGGATGAGAGTGGATCGCGGCCATGTTCGCCTCGGTGTCAGCACCGCCGTGAGCGAGCGGGATAATGTGGTCCGCTTCGTCGGCTCCAGGAAGGCCACAGCGGTGACAGATCGTGTCGTCGCGGTCGATGATGAATCGCGCGCGGCGCTGCCGGTGGCTACCACTAAGCCGCTGCCCATTTCGATCACGTGCGCTGCCGGCCCATGGCTTGCTGCCGTGGTCTGGGCACGGCTGGGTGTTGATGCAGCCCGGGTGTGCGCACAGCTTCGCAGCGCGTCTCATACGCTGCCCGCCATTGCTGGACGGTTGCCGCCGGTCACTGCTAGCGCGGCTCGCTTGCGCTGCTCCACGGTCTTGATTTGGGCTTGGACGGTCACGAGCTCGCTCATCACCGTCGGGTCGTCCCTGTCCGGCCACAGGACGGCTCGGACTCGTCGTAGCTCATGGAGCTGGTGATCGGTCGAACCGGGAGTGGTCA